CTTAGAAACTGGTGTTTTTATGGATGCTATAATTCTTTTATTCTCTTCATTCCTAAATGCTTTTTGTGCTTCGTCTCCTCTAAATCCTATAGTGACACCTTTATCGTTTACTGCTTGAACTTGAAAACTATTTAACATATTGCCAGTTAAAGTTAAGTTCACATCACTCCTTGATCTTGGGGCGAACTGATTTGCTTGCCCTGGGATCTGGCGTGTTTTTTTACGATCATAATATCCTTCTGAATATTTTTTAAATTTCTTACTAAAAACATCAAGACCTTTTTGCGTTCTTTTAATAATGCGATTAACCATATCATTCCCAAAAGAAGTCATCTTCTGGGTTGTAGTTAAATCTTCAAACATACTTGACAATGGTTTTCCTTTAGCCAAGTGACACTCCTTTATCTTGTGCTAATTTCTTAGCTTCTTTAGGAAAGAAGAACGCCTGATCCTTTACTTCTGGAACCCATTGATGCCTACAATTAAAACCACCACGCTCAATAAACGATCCTGGTAACATAGCTTCTATATCTTTCCTTGTCATTGGAGATGTTGCTGCAAACTTTAAGCAAATATCTCTCGTTCTACTATCTATTGGACCACGATAAATATAAGTTGTATTCTGTGGCAACTTGTCAGCCATAATAGAATTGATAGAAGCAGTATAGGTATTTAAAGCAGTTGTTATTAATGTTTCTACTTGATCAGGTCTTAACTCGCTCTGAATATTAGCTATAATTTGATCTTTACTTAATCCAGATAGAACGCCCCTGGTCAAATTACCTTGAACATTAGTAACCATATCTTCAGCTAACTTAGAAATAAATGTACTTTGATTCACTTTAGTTAAAGCTAATAAAGTATTTTCTGTAATATCAGCAAACTGTTCAATATCACTTAACGCTGAGACATACATAACGCTTATACTGTCAAAGGCTTTTTTAAACTGAGGATCATTTAATATTGTTCTTTTAAAATCACCTGAAGATAATATCTGTAATATATCTTCTTTGGTTTGACCTTGTTGAATTAATTGAAATATGCTATCAGTCAACCTTCTGGTTAATGCAATATATTCTGTATTTAGTTTGTCTACCTGGCTCATTAACTACTTAATGCTTGACTTAACAAGCTTCCTGCTGTTGTTTCTTCTGGTTTCTCTGGTACAATTTCTGCTACCTTTTCATCTAATTCTTCATCACTAAGATCTGGATTATATTTTCTTAGCCAGTCTTTAGTTGTAGATAGATTATTATCCCATTCCCATCCCCATTGTTCTCTTTCTTCTTTAGCAGTAAGAGGGAATCTTGGTTCACTAAAGTCCACGCTATATTCGTCTGGAACTCTAATGTTATGAGCTTCTAATATAATTCTATCTATTTCAAATCTTTTATTCTCTACACCTCGCCAGATCATTTGATAATCAGACATAACAGATTCAGTAAGATCTATTTCAGCCATCTTTAACGCTTCACCACTTACAAACGATTCACGACCTACTGACCATTTAACTTTTAAATTGTTATTATAAGCAACTGAATCAACATAAAACCTTACAGCATTTAAATAAGAATCTATATTAGCACCTGGTGAAACAAATTGGAACGATGCACCTTCTGGAAGTACCATTGGCTTATCAACTCCTAATGATACTTGATTAGCATTATCTATTCCTGTAATAACTGGCTGACCTAAAGCTTGTAATCTCATAGCTAAACCAAGTTCTGTCATTAATAGATTAATCATTAGATTAGCATTAACAATATCACTCGCACCATTACGAATAAAATCAGTTGTATAAGGATGCCTGTGACATACAGTAAAAGGTAAAGCTCCATAAGGATTAATATTTCCTTCATTGACCGATTCAATAACTCCGCTCTGATGAACTAAGAAATGTTCTTCAGCAGACCAATAAGCATAGACAACTTCATTCTCTCTTGCTTGTCCGTGATTATAAATTGGATAGATATATGCAAAAGGCTCTCTGCCCCTTGCTTCAAATATCGGTTCAAATTCAATAATCTGATCATACTCAAGTATATTAGATTCTTCATTAAACCTGCTACGGATATTTCATTCGCTCTTACTGGTGGAGTTTTATATCCAATAGCACGAGCGTTTACTAATTTAGATGTTATATTTTGGACGATCAAGGGAACTTCTAAAGATTTTAAAGGAAAGTATCTTCCTAAATCTGTTTCCATTTCGCCTTGCATTCCTTCATAATAAGATAAACTGCGATAGCGTTCTTCAACATTATCATTAGTTACATCTGAAAGAAAGTCTTTTAATCCACTTCTTACGAATTCTTTTGAGTCTACTATCATAGTTCTTTTACCATTGTATTGATGTTGCTATTCTCTGAACTATGGGGAATTTATATTCTATTAAATATGTGGCTGCATCAAGACTGTGCGTCAATTCTATATTGCTCTTGTCTATGCCACCTTTTCTATCACGCTGAACTTGCTCTAAATCTTTTATCAGGTATTTGCAATTAGGATCTACTGTCATCCTGACTTTACCAGTAGCATCTTTTAATTTTCTATTAAGGGCATTTAATCTATCTCTATGGCTTGGGTGTGCCTTACGAGCATAAACAGAATATCCGTGATCTTTTAATATCTGGTGGTCGCTTCTATGTGAAGTTGTAGACCTGGCAGAACCTGCTGGATCTGGATAGCATTCTTTTGCTTTTATCCATTTTGCTTTCATTTCTTTGCATAGCATTTCAGTAGAACTATTTTGTTGCCTTATCTCATCTATATAATGAACAGTACCATCTCCGTAAATACAAGCAAGAACTGCTGACATATAATCCACATTAAAGTCAATCCCAATTACTTGATATGAACTTAGTTCATCTGCTTGCCTAATATGCTCATCTCTACTAAATGCCCAGGCTGCACGATTAGCAGCTGTTTCAAAACTTGCCATAAACTCCTGGCGATATGCTCTCTCATCTAAATTACTCTTAGCTAATTCTAATTCTTTTTCATCTACAAATCCACCATCAATAGTCCTATATTGCCAAGACTTCCACTGATCATCTTTCCCTTGACCTTTTAAAAAGTAATCATAAAAATTATTATTACTAAATCCATCAGGAGTGCCGATCATTAAAGCATTTCCTTGAGTAGTAGTTAGCAT